GCATGTAGCGATCCGCGACAACGTGAGAGTCTCCTTTGCGAAACTCCAAACGGTAGCCGCCAGATATGGCATCTTCGTTTTGAAGTTTGAAACCAAGTTCGTCCAGCCGGTTGAAGATGTGAGTGAAGAACGCACGGCGGCGAACGTCGCGAGTTGCCAGGCATTCAATCCAGGGTTGCAAGTTTGGCGGAAGTTTCATACGCTGTCCCCCTTCCGCAGACGCAGAGGGTTGCCTTGCTTGGCCTGCTTGCGTTTAAGCAGGTCGGAGAGCGCCTCATTAACGAGGGCTTTCAGTGTAATCCCGCGCTGGAGAGCGTGAGCCTTTGCCTTCATGTGAAGGTCGTATGGAACGTCGATGGTAATCATGGGTTGCTGTAGTTTTGGTTTTCCGCGTGTAGGATGCGCAGCCCCCGTGGGAAAGGTTAGCGAGTAGCGACTCCATATCTGGCAGCATACTTTTCGGCGATTGCTTTAAATCGCATCATGTCATTGCCGGTATTGGCGGCACGGCAAAGAATGTGTCGGAATGCCAAAATAGCAGTGGCAAAAGGATCGGAGGTGTAAGTGTTTCCAGGGCGCTCAAAAGTCACAACTTGAAAACCTTTGTTTGTTTTCCAGATTTGGATATTGCCCGCCTTGTGATCTGCCAAAAGAGACTTGGCGCGTTTACGGGCTTGGGCGGTGTAAGGAGTGAGTTTCATAGTGGTGTTGTTTGGGAACGCGGCACTAAAACCACACCTTTTTTATGTCGTCAAATAAATAAATAAAGTTTTGCATTCTTTTTTCCGTCGTGCAAAACTGGAGCCGCTCAAATGAGCTACACCACAATATGAAAACAGAATCAGGAGCCTTATCAGTCGGAGCGCCAAACTCCGCAGCACGCTTTAACTCTGAGGCGCGTCACGCCTTGGATGCATCACATTACCAAGTCCTTCTTCTCACGGACGAAGGAAAGCAGTTGCTCGCACGCTTCGCCCATAGCGTCGGATGCGACTTCTTTAAGATGGACGCTAAAGAAGCGTCAAACTGGATTGAGTCTGAGGGCAAAGCTCTTTTCTCATTCCTTTGCGGAGCAACCTTTATCTACTCACTCTCATGAAACACGACTACACCGACGAACAAATCCAAGCCGCCATTGACGCGGCTTTTAACACGCAATCAAACGTCCCGTGGGGAAGTTTGGACACTCGCGACAAACACGATGGACACTGGAAAAACGAAGCCCCATCCCGCCTCTCCCTGGCCCGTGGCCTGCTCGAACGCCTGCCGAGCCCTGCCGCCAGCCAGGACAGCCAGCCTGCCTATGTCGGCTACATGACAGACGAAGCGCCAACTCCAGCAGCTCCAACGGTTGATCCAGTCGAAAACGCAAAAGCTCACGCCAAGTTTCAGGCAGAACTGGAAAGCGTATGGAACGCCAACGATACAACCCCACTTTGGACGCCAGCCGTAGGCGACGTGGTGCGGCTCAAGTCGGGCGGGGACGTATTGACCGTGACGGAATACGACGCCGAAAAGAACCAATGGCGTTGTGTCGGTCTGACTGGTGGATGCCCTTGCTATTTGTGCGTTCCGCTCGCCTGCCTCACACCAGCCAAGGAGGAACAGCCATGAATGCATCAACAGACAACAACGAGCTTGCGTTTCCATCACTACGAATGGACCGCCCTGGCATGACCCTCCGCGACTGGTTCGCAGGGCAGGCTTTGAGCGGCTGGATAGCGTCTTGGAGTATTGAGTCGTCATCGGAGCATTTTACTCCGACTCACACAGCTAAGTGCGCATACGAATACGCGGACGCCATGATCGCAGCACGAAAGGAAACCAAACAATGACCATCGACCAAATTAAAACCGAACTCGCGGAGTTCATCAAACTGAGTGAGATGCTTGGGTCAACCACCTGGACACTCGAAGAAAAAGATTGGGGATGGGAACTCAGCGCAGAAAAATACTTTGCTGACCTTCACAAACTCACAAATGAGCCCGAGGAAGTTGCCGAAGCTCGCGCCTCATTCATCGCCCGCTCCCGCAACATCTCGCCGACGATGGCGAAGATGATGTTGGTGGCGGTGGAACACATCGAAGCTATGTCAATGGGGGTGAACGTCGAGTGCTCGGATGAAATGCTTCGAGCTTACGACCAAGATTCAAAACTCGCCCAAGAGACGCTCCAGCAACTCCTAAACCTCTGGGAGGAAACGAAGTGAATAAAAAACAAACTCAGTTCTGGATTCTCGACACCGGAACCGCTGGCATGTCAGCGGGGACGCTGCAAGCTCACGGGCCATACCCTACGCAAGTCGGCGCTGAACAGTGGCTCAAAGACACATCCGCCGAAGACTGGCTAAGTTCCTGCGGATGCCTGCGAACTGGCGACCCGCAAGCATGGGGTGATGAATATATTATCGTCCAAGTGGTGCGCAAGGTTAAGCCTGTGCCGCCGACTAAAATTAAAATGAAATTGGAGGAAACGAAATGAACACCAACACGCCAGAAACAGATGCCGAAACAATGGACGGCTCATTTAAAGAGCAGGGATGCACTATCACGTTGCGACAATGGGACTACTACAAGTCTCCTGACGGCGACGTTGTAATGGCTGACTTCGCCCGCCGACTCGAACGCGAGCGAGACGAGGCGCTCGCAAAGCTATCAGCCGTTTTCCAATGGATCAACCGCAACCATCCAGACGGATTTATTGACTCGCTTACACACCTTCAAAACCTTGAGCGCGTCAGCGATGTTCAACACGACCGATTTGACCGATTGGAGCGCGAACGCGATTTAGCCCACGATCAGCTATCACGCATCTGCAAAGAAGGATTCGGCAATCAAGACACCATCGGCCTTGAGCCCGCAGACGACTACGTTTTGCGGAAGCTAGCAGATGCAGAAGCCGAACTCTCCGTCTCCAACGGCGAACGCGACCACTACCGCCGCGAGAATGCGGAGATGCGGGAGGCGATCAATGAAGTCTCGAAAAGACTCCAGAGCATCCAACTAAACGACATCTTTGAAGAGACCATGCGCTATAACGCGGCCCTCGCCCTCGCCAAACTTAAACCTTTCCTCAAATGAGCCGCCCCAAAATGAGAGACGGAGCCTGTAAAAAGGTCGTAACGCTCACGATCAATCCGTTGATCTTGATTTTAGCAAAGGACAGATGCCACAAAGACGGCGTTTCTCTTTCTGCTAGAGTTGAGGGATTGCTTTGGGGTGACCTAATGCCAAAGGCTAACCATTCCTCTCCTGCCACTTCGCAAGAAAAGACGTGAGGCTTTCATCCCCGTGGCCGTTTGTCCGGCACGCGCAATTCGCGTGCTGGCATTCTATCCACACGCATCCCGGCTCGTATTGCACTTGGGGCTTCGCATCTTTGGAGCGGCGGCATTTTGCAGAGTTGTTAAAATGCGCGCTGATTTTCTCGAAGTCGGAGATCATTCGATGCACTCAATCACGATGTCAGCGAGCATCAAGCAAACAATGGCGAGAATCCCATAGCCGACGCCAAAGGCCGTGATGGCAAACAGCGAGGCGGAGATTTGCCAGAACGCGAGTCTCATATAGTAAAACGAATGCGGCTCCTGATTTGATCAACTCGCCGTTTCTTGCGGAGAACTGCGCCACCTTCGCGACTGCCTGCGCCGTCGGTATTGCCCTCAATCGTCGTCACCTCGCCGTTTTTATCAGGGGCTGATTCAGCAATGCCGATGTGAGAGAATTTAAAGATCACGATGTCACCCGCTTGGATGTCTCCACGGTGCGGCTTTTTCGTGATCGTCTCGGAGCCTTGAGCCAAGCTCCAATTCTCGAAGTCCCAGGCTCCCGCTGTGCGTGGCCTTTTGAACGTGTCCGACTCTTTGATGCCGTTGGCCCTCATTGCCTCACGGACTAGCCAGCAAACGAACGCAGCGCACCACGGCCAAGACTCCTTTGGCGGCAGATTGGTAGCTGCCTTGTATTCGTTCACACGAGGCCCGCAGTTGGTGCCGTTGACCTCTTCCGTGCCGAGTTCAAAGCGCGCCAATTCCGTAAGCTTTTGAGCCAGTTTCATAGCTTCCGATTCGGATCAACCCACCAGAACATGAGCCCGATCACAAGGCCGATTAAGGCGATTGTGAACAGGTAGAGCGCGGCTGGGACCATGTTACTTGCCCGAGTTACGTTCAGCGAGTGTCTGAGCCAGAGCAGACCCAGCGGCGAGAGCGTCTTTGTCGATGCCTTCGGTCTTGACGACGGTGCCGTCTGGCCGCGTTTCCGTGGTCGTAGTGCAGGAGGCGATGGATAGGGCGAGGAATGCGAGGATGGTTTTCATAGCGTTAGATTTTGGGGCCGGAGACTCCTGCGTCCTTGGCTAAATAGCCAAACAAAGCCAGTAGTGCCGGGATCAGGTAAGTTTTCCAGTCTGTCAATGACGCGCCACTCTCTGTGTGGCTTTGCACGACTGTGAGCACTGCCAGAGCAGCGCCAATGAAAGTCGTTTTATAGTTTTTCATAGTGTTACTTTGTCAGCCACAGTTTAAGCAATTCGATGATCGTGTCACGCCCTAAAAACAGCCCTCCGCCAAGAGTGACGATTGCGGCATCCTTTTTGTTTTTTGTGATCCACTCAATAAGTCTGAACTTTTCAACGGCCTTTCCGGTGGCGTATTCGGCGAGGATGGGCAGGGCAGAGACGAAAAATCCAACGCAGTTGCCGGATTCATCACGCACGGGAAGGACTGAAAGCCTGACGAAAATGATTCGCCCATCCTTGGTGATGTATCGCTTTGTAAGCCCGTAACCGTCGGACTCATTATCAGCCTTGAGGGATTCAACGCTGGCAATGTCTCCTTCGAGATCGTCGGGATGTGTGATCTGCTTCCATGTCCTGAGTCTGAGTTCGTGTTGAGCGTAGCCAACAATGCCACAGAACGCACGGTTGCATCTAACAAAGCGATCATCAAGATCGACAATGGCCATCGGGATTTCTGAGATGGCCCAGAGGGCCTCATACTGGGCAAGGTCAAGGGGAGGCATGTCATGGCTGACTCTGAGTGTATTTGTGAATGATCACTTGGCAATCCATCCGGTATTTCCTGTGCCAGATTCTTTGACGTAAAGGGTAGTGGATGCTCCGCCGTCCGTGCGGGTGTAGATGCTGCCGACGCCTGCGGTCACGGCTCCTTCAGGACTGCCGGTGCCACTTGACCAAATGGGGCCGCTGTTGATCTGAATGCCAGCCGATGAGATGCGCACGCGCTCTGCGGCTGCTCGCGTTGTTGTGCCAGTTGATCCCGCAGCCGGTGTTGAGATGATCACGGCACTCGTGCCTGCCCCGGTGCTGTCGCCGCTTGCCAGCGTTAAATCTCCGCCGCTGCGGTCTGTTCCTGTGATGCCGTCCGGCGATTTAAGCGTGTAGTCATCGGCATTAGCATCAACGTCCCGGTCGAACTGCATCACGTTGACGGCCTGTCTCGTAAAGTAGGTATCCGCATCGGCGTTGCCTCCAGACATGTTATTAGTGGTGCTGTTAAAACCAATAACTCCAGGATAAATACCTCCAGCCGCGCCGGATGCGACAACCAAGCCAAGCTGGGTAATGAGCCAGCCAGCTACCGCACAATCAATGCCGTCAGACCGCCTAAAAATGAAAGCTCCCGTCGTGCTGTCTTTTAGCAATGCGTGCGCACCATCTGTGCCGCCGAGTCGGATCATGGCGCTAGACTCTGAGCCTTTGGGGATGACCGCAAACTTAGTGACTCCGCCTGTTCTCACATTGAGCGACTTGGGAACATTGGCCCAAGTTGTAGAGTAAGCTGGAGAAGATGTGTCCGTGATGTCGATAGTCATACCCTCGAACGCTACTGCCGCGCCGTTCCAAGTCTGGCTCATGGCCAGCATCGGAGCGGAGGCGGTTACGGTGCCGCCCGCGATAGATGCCGCACTGAGTGTGCCCGTGGTCAAAGTTAGTCCAGTGACGCCACCAAAGCTGGATGCGTTGTTGTATTGCACCTGTCCAGAGCTTCCACCGGGACTGCCACCCGCAGGAGTTGCCCACGTCCCGTCACCGCGCCAGAACGTCGAGGCGCTGGCAGAGGTGCCGGAGTTGAGGTTTGCGACGGGCAGGTTTCCAGTGACTTCCGTGGCGAGGGAGATGGTTTGGCCGAGCAGCGAGACGTTGGCGGAGAGTCGGGCGTCGGCGACGGTGCCGCTGGAGATGTTCGAGCCGTTCAGCGCGGTTAATGCTGTGCCGATTCCTGAAAACGAATTAGCCTCGATGTCACCTTGGCTGGTAATTGAGCCTGCGGAGGCGTCCAAGATAAACTGAATGCCATAGTTAATCCCAGAAGGAGCGTAATCGCCTAGCCCTAAAGTCGTGCGCATAGCGGATGCCGACGTATCGTCCAGCAAAGTTCGAGCTGTGCTTGTGAGTGTCGTAATTGCCGCCGTCCCGCTTCCGGTGAAATAGGGCATGGTATCTGTGGCACTGGTTAGTCCGGCAATGGCGGTAATGTTCGCGGGTTTGCCAGTGATGGAATCCCACGCAGCGGAGGCGGTAAATCCCGTCACTGTAGCGCCAGTGGCGTCAATCGTTGCCCCACTGGCAATTGTGAGCGTCTTGCCGCTGCCGATGGTCAAGCTCTCCGTGATCGTGTTTCCACTGACGTTCTTGAGCACGGTTTTAGTCTGCCCAAAGGCGAGCACGGGCAGGAGCACAAAGGCGGCTGCGGTGATGAGTAGGATGGCGGTTTTCATGTCGTAAAAATGGGGTTTGAATTAGCGGACGCGCTTCCAGACTTGGGCGTTCGTGCTGGCGTCGTAATCGTCAGGGCGAACGATGCCATTGGCTGAATCCTCCGCGTTGGTGCCTGAGAACAGAATCCAGTCTTGAAGTTCTGACGAGACGTAGATGGAAGTTAGGAGCGAGGATTTGCCAGCGGTGATGAGTCCGTCAAGTTTCGTCGAGCCGCCGCCGGTGAGTCCCGTGATTGCCGGATACCAACGTGGAGCGCGTTCTTCGAGCCATTCCTCGCCGCCGGTGAGCACTTCCACGCTGCCCGGTTCCGGCTCAATGGCGGGGCGGTCAATGTGGCAGATTGTATCGGTGTCCGAGATGGCAGGCGTTGAAGCCTCGCCGGATGCCCACCAGTGAATCTCCAGAGCCGTCGTGATGCGCAGGACGGTAGCGGTTGCAAAGGCCGCCGTAAGCTCTGCCGTGTGGAGAATCAGTTCTCCCTCGTAATAGCCTGCGGTGCTGCCGGGCGTTTCCCAGCTAGTCACCTCTGCCAATAGTTCGCCATCCTTCACGATGTAGAGAGCGAGGCCGTAGCCAGTCGGGAGCAATTCAGCGACTCCGGCGCGCTCGAACTTCAAACGGGCAGGCTCACGACTCCGCCACTTCAGCCCTAGCTCTTCCGCGTCGGTCGTTAGCTCATTCGTGGCGAGGTCAAAGATGATGTCCATATTTGTCTGGTTAGTTTGTCAACGGCGCGGCCCTTTGACCCATGAAACGAGGGAGTGCCGCTTCCCTTGGGTGACTTCGGTTGCCCGGTGCCAGAGGTTTGACCGGAAAAAGAGCAGGTCGCCTGCGTTACGAAAGTAGTTCGCTGGTAGCTGATCGCCTTTGATCTCGAATTGACCGCCTTCGTATTTGTCGGGTGGCGTGAGCTGCATGACGAGGGTTAGCTTCCGCTCGAACGGGTCTTTACAAAGCTCTGACGAATCTTGATGCCAGTCGTAAAGCCCACGATCTGCGCTGTCGTATTCGGTCAACTGCCACTCAGTAGATGCGTGCTGGATGTCGAGTCCAAAAGTAGCGTTTGCCTTCAGCGTCTCGCGTTCAATGCGGCGGAAAAACCAGAGCAAATCAAGGTCGGCAAAATCAAGCCATCGCACCGTGGAGCGCCTGAGTTGATTGTCAGTCCGAGTCTGTCCACCGTGCCCGACAACTGCGGGTTGTGACGGATACCGTTTGTTGCAATACTTCAAAAGCATTACGCATTCCTTCGGCGTCAATACGCCGGGCGAGTGATACCATTGATTGCGCGTCATAATGTGGTGAGCTTGGGTGTTAGAGCACGGCCCCAAAACTCGTCATTGCGGCGCTTTTGATCTTCCGTGAACTGCGGGAATCTGCCGCGATGGCAATGCTTGGCAAGTGCGGAAATGGTCACTGTTCCTCGCTTTTCCTTCCGGCTGAACCATGACCGATTGGCCTCGATCTGGATGAAGTCACTGAAGACCGATGCGCCGAGTTCTCCCGCCGTTTCGCAGGTTAGCCCGGTCACGATGATGGATGGCCTCACGGCGGCCATGAACCTCTCAGGAATGCGGACGAACGCGAATCGCTCGCCTTTGCGAATACGCCAATCAAGGCAATCCATGAATCGCATCTCCGGCTGTTCGACGACATGCAAGCCCACGACTTCGCTCCCGCTTTCAACGATGGCTAGCTTTGCGCCCGGTTCGCCGGGAACACCCGCAGGGCCGGGAACCAATGGGCCGGGCGGGCCGGGATCACCGGGAACGGATGCTCCAAGGGGTCCAGGAGGGCCGGGAGGCCCTGCGGGACCTGGGTCGCCGGGAGGGCCGGGATCAACTGCATTGTCGCCTGCGGGGCCGGTAGTGCCTGCGGGCAAGTCCACACGCACGAACCCTACACTCTCAGACTTCATCGGCTCGAATGATGCGCCGTTCGGCATGTTCTTGATGATCCAAGCCATCGACTCGCGGGCGTCCGAAACGTAGGCGAATCCGCCTTTGCGTTTGAGTTTATAGGCCGTCTTCATGCGTGCGCGGAGTTGTAGAACTGATCATTGTTCCGCTTTTGGTCAATGGTGTAGTCCTTGAAATGCCACCCGTTGAATCCACGGCGGATGCCAATCACGGTCACGATGCCTCCCGAATGCTTGCTGGAGATGGCGACGGAAATGCCGTCAATTCTCACGCCCACGGCGGGCACGTTGCAAGCCATGACGCGCAGGGATGAAAGCTCAATCGTGCCGAGAAAAAGGGCCGGGATAGTGACGGCACTCTCATTGGCTTTGAAGGTGAGACGTTCGATGAAATAAGGGCGCGGCGCTTCGAGCGCGGCCATGCCGACGAACATCCCGCCAGCTTCCACGATGGCGAATTTATCGCCGGGCTCGCCGGGTGCTCCGCCGGGGCCGGGCGGGCCTGGGCCTCCTGTTGGCCCCGTGGGGCCGGGAGGGCCGGGGATGAGATTGTCGGGGCCGTCGGGGCCATACGGACCTGGGTCGCCGGGAGGGCCGGGCGGGCCGGGTTGATCTGTGCCGGGAGGGCCGGGGGCTCCGAGGTTGCGGAAATCCACGAGCTTGCTGCCGTCGTAAATGGTATCGTCCTGCTTCGCGTTGTAGTAGGTCGTATCGTAGCCGAGCACGCCGCCTACCCATTGAATCATGCGCGCCAGAGCTTCGGCGTGAAGGAGTCCCGGTTTTGGGAATTTGTATTGCCGTTGTTGGTCTGCTTTCATGGGCGATGTGCTGCCGCGTAAAACGCATTGTTAGCGCGCATTTGATCGGCTGTAAATCGCGGCCATGCGGCGGACTCGAATCCGCGACGGATGCCGCAGAGTGTAACGGTGACGGTTACGGGGCTGGAAACTTCGATGAGGATCAATGACGATTCCAACGTGACGGAAACCTTCGCGGGCTCACTCGTCACCACGCTTTCAATCTTCACATCCGATACCGTGACAAGCCAGCGTTCGTCCATCGCCACGCGCATCATAGATCCTTGGTGCGTGAAAATGAGATGATCCCGAAAGAGCGCCTCGCCACATTCCACGGCAGCGAATCCGTAGATTCCAAGATCGTTCTCAACGATGGCCGTCTTTGATTCGTCCCCAGGTTCGCCGGGAACGCCGGGCAATCCTGGCGGTCCTGCGGGGCCGGGCGGTCCCGCTGGTCCTTCTGGGCCGGGAGGTGAGAACATGCCAGGGATACCGGGGCCACCTGTCGGGCCGGGCGGGCCATCTGGGCCTGGGACTGGCGAGCCGTCAGGGCCGGGCGGTCCAACGTGCGAAGCCGCTTCGATCCTATAATGCGTCGTTCCGTCCGCCTGCACGGTTGACGACTTCGCGCCTCGCACATCTATCTTTCCCATCGCTTCCATCTTGGGCGCGAGCCAAGTCAGCCAGTCCTTTAAATCTCGGACGGTTGCGAAGCCGCGAGTCCTGCGGAGTCGATAACGAGGGATTGCCATGGTTGGTCAGTCTCACAATTCAACGGCTGGGGGCGTGTTCGCGTCGGGTTTTCCACAGTAGCGGACGAGCGTCCGGCCTTTGCTTTCGATCTCGTCACGGATGACGAGGCCACGGCTCACAAGCTGCGCTTCGACATCGGCGGCGAACTGGTCAATGTGGTAGAACCAATGGCCGGGCTGTGCTTGGAAGCCTTTCAAGAGCTTCTGCATCATCTCGCTAATGGGTGGCAGTTCGGGAGATTCGTCCTTTGGTGCGGCTTTGGGTTTGCTAGTTTTCATAGATCAATCGGGGAGCACTTTTTGCTGGAACTCATAAACAACGGACCAGAACCAAACGGACACGCCGGGCAGTTTCTCGGCAGTGATGGAAGCACGACGCCAGCCGAAAGGCCAATGGTAGCGGACGCTGCCGGTAGTCCAGAAATCAAAGTCGGTAAAGGTTGGCGCATCGTCGGGCGTGAGGTTGCCGGGAATGCCGCCGAATGGAGGCTCCGTCAACGTCACGAATGAATCTGTGACGACGAGCTTGGCAAGCGAGACTTCCACGGGAACGGAGCCGTGGGCAGATAGTCCGGTCACGACTTCGCCTTCTTCGTTGTAGGTCGAGTAGATTGTCCAGTTGCCCTCTGGTGTGATCGTCTGCGCAGCACAAGAAACGCGGCGGGTATAGGGCTTGTCGCCGATAAGCCCGCGAAGCTGAAGGTTGAGAATCTTGTATCCGTCAACGTCCGTATCTTCTTCCGACTTGTCCATAATGAACATATTCGGGAACTCCGGTGAAACCATATCTGCCGTAGGAGCCGTCGCGCCACGAGCGAAGATGGCATCATTCGGAGTGCGAGTGCCGATGGTGAGCGCGATGTTATCAAAGCCCTCAGAGGGCGAGGCTTTCGTCTGCGCGAATTTCCGCCACATCTCAGTCGGCGATTTGAATCCCTTGTATTCGGTGCCATTGAAAACCCACACGTCGCCGACTTGCTCCGGCTGAACATCGGTCGCCTTCATGTGAACGTAGCCGGGCAATGACGAGCCGGGGACAACAAAATCCTCATCCGACGAATCGACGGAGTAGATGCACGAATCGAAATCACGGGCGCGGAGTCTCCAACGCAATCCTCCGATTTGTTCCTCAAGTGCGCCGTAGGATAGGCATTGTGCGGGTGCTGGCATTACTGGAAGGCTTTTTCGATGGTTTCACTGGTGGAGTTCGCCCACTTGTCGAGGCGGTCCATAACTTGAGTCAGTGGCGACTCTGTTTTGACTGCGGCTTGCTCGGCTGGCGCGTTTCCAAAAGCATTGCCGAACTTGGTCTTTTGCGCTGCGTCGATCTCGGCAAAAGACGAGAATCCGCGAGCGGTGGCGGCAGTGGCGTTTGCCCGCGCTTCGTCCACTCGTCCGCCTGCCCGTGTTCGTGCGGCAGCTGCGTCACCTTGGTCTTGTGAGTAGCCGCGAATCTTCGAGCGTTCGCCGTCTCCGCCGTTCTTTCGAGCTTCGGCTTTCGTCTCGGCGTTCACAAGGCGCTCTGCCATCTTGGCGGCTTCGTCATAACCGATGCCGAGTTCATTCATCAGCCGGGTGGTCTGTTCGATGATGTCACGTTCACGTTCGAGCTTCGCAACCTTCGCGTCCTGCCCACGGCTAGCGGCTTCGGCAATGGCTAGCTCAAGTGCGAATAGCTGCATGGCTTGCTCTTTTGCAGCGACTTCCTCCGCCATCTTGGCCTGTTTCTCGGCTTCCGTTTTATTGCTTTCTTCGTTGGTTTTCTGAATCGACTTTGAAAGCCTGTCAAGTTCGTCCATTGTTTTTAGACGTTCTTCATTTAGCTTGAAAGCAATCTCTGTGCCTCCGACTTGCCCGCTGACTGCGTTCAATTCGCGGTCGATTTGAAGAATTTTGGCCTTCACTTTTTCGAGCTTTTCTTCATCCGTTAGACGTGAATCTTCAGTCTTTTGAAGCTGCGTCCTGAAGCTATCTTCGGCGGCTTTGTTTTTCTCGATGATGGCGCGGGTCGCTTTAATTTCAGCTTCAGCTCGATCATTTGCCGCTTTGGTTAGAGCGTCTTCGGATGCCGCTAGCGCCTTTTGGATGGCGACGCAAATACGCTCCTCCTCCGCCAGTTTGCGAACGGCGTCAGCAGAGAGTAATTCGGCCTCGTTGAACTCTTTGACCTCTTGTTTCCAGTCGGAGAGAGCTGGAATGTATTTTGCCAGAGTGTCGCCAGCGAGGTTGGCGGCAACGGCGGCGAATTGCCCCACTTCATCAACGACAAATCCAAAACCTTTCCCAAGATCAAAAATAATACCGATTAAACTGCCGACTGATTGGCCGAATCCTTCAGCCTGAATCCTTGAGTTTTCGAGAGCTTCAGTGGTGTTCTCCATTGGCCCTAAAATGCCTTGAGCAATGCCGGTTCCAATATCGGCAAGACGCGATGTCATTGAGTCTGTGAGATTGTCCCACTTGCCTTGCAAGCCCACAATGGCGCGAGGAATCTTTTCCAAGCCCTTCACTACGCGGTCGATAAACTCTTCCGATGTGATGCCCATCTTTTGCAACTTCTCAGTGTCGGCAGTGCCGAAGACATCCTTCATCACTGTTCGGATTTGAGGCACGCGCTCGGCGATCTGATTGATTTCCTCGGCGCTGACTTTGCCCTTACTGGCAATCTGGGACAATGCCAGCGCCACGCCGTCGAGTTCTTCTTTGCCTTTGCCGACGACTGCCAGAGCGTTTCCGAACTCGCGAATAGCACGTTCTGACACGCTGGCGGAGATGCCCGCAGAACGCAGGCGGATGTCCGTTTCAACGACTTGAGCGAATCCAAGGCCGGGGTCTTTTGCGAGCGTGCGTAGTTCGCTCATGCGATCCGTTGCGTCCTCAACGCTGCCGGTCAGGCTTACCATGCCGAGACGCAGTGAGTCGTATTTAACCGTGGCGTCAACGATCTCACGAACGCCTATAAATCCGACGCCAGCGGCAGCGATGCTGGCAAATGCCGAACGCATCTTTGACGTGGTTGAATCCACGATTGCGCTGGCCTGCCTTGCACCAGCGGCGAGCCGTGCGTTGTTCCATCCTAGTGTGACTTCTGCGCTCATGTAATCAGGTTAGACTGTCAAAGGCCAAACGACTTGAGGACGCGCTTCCACCATCGGCCCTCGGCGTTGTCTTCACTTTTAGGCCAGCGCATCTCCGCGCCGCCTTCGAGAAGTAACTGGTGGATGTAGCTCCAGCCTCGCTCTTGCGGCAGATGGTAGCGGATGAAGTGTTCATTAAGTGCGGGACATGCCCGGCTGACAAGTGAGATGTAAGCGGCACTCGTCGCCGGGCGGGCTAGTTTTTTGATTTCTGCGCGTCGTGGCGTTCGCTGGGTTTGGCAATGGCGCGGGTAGTTTGAGCGCGGTTATAGATGTCGTAGAACATGCCCACAGCCATCGTTGCCTCTGAGTGCGTCACGTTCTCATTCGCCCATGCCCTGATTCGGGTTTCGAGTTCAATGGCGCGATCTTTGCCGGTGAGACGAATCCAGCGAGTGCCGCCGTCTTCCGTTTCCACTTCCTTCATGCCGGGGATTCCAAGCCAATCGTTCGGCTCATGCGAGAGGAACCAAAGCAGGCGGAGAGCGTCGGGAACCATTGCAAACGGCTTGCGAATCACTTCATCAAGGGGCGCATCTTCGAGCATCTCGCGATGACGTAGCCAGTCGCCCTCTCGATCAATGGCGAACGGTGCCAACTCCTTGTCCTTCCAGAAAAAAGGGGCGGCTCCAAAGGCGTTCTGCACTTCCTCCGGCTTGGTGCTTTCGTCGTTGGTAACGCCGTCAATGACCATAATGGGCGCGGCGATGGCGGAGGATTCCGACTCGGGAAGGGTGAAGTCTTCTTCGTGTTCTTTGGGTGTCATGGGATTCTGAGGTGTCGTTTAACTCTGTCCATTGTTCGTCCTTTGGCCTTGGCGCTGACAAGGGAAGCTCTGCCGGTGCCGGGGGCGCGGATGAGCACAAGAGGTGCCCGCGAGCGCATCATCTCGCCGATGGCGTCACGATTGAGAAGCCCTTGCATCATCCAGAGTAACGGGTGTTCAGGAGACTCGGCCTGCAACCTCTGCGTGCGGACTGCCTGCGCAAGATCGGATGCGACTGCGGGCGGCATTGTGAGGCTTTGGCCTTGGAAACAAAATAGCGTGTCGGGCGCGTTGCCTTCAAGCCTCGCGATGGGAAAGCCGAGCACACAAAGGCAGGCCGCGAGCTTCAAATCCCGCGTGCCGAAAAGAGCTGTGCCAGACTTGAGCGACGGCGGAATCTGGCCGGGCACTAGCGCCCATCTCTCCACGCCTTTGACCTTGGTCAGAACGTGCTCTGTGCCTTTGCACCAAAGCCGTAGAGCGTCGGCAGCTTTGCACGCACGCAGGACATCTAGCGCCGGGTGCGTCGGGTCTTTTTCTTGGAGCATTCCTTTTTTGAGCAGCCCCAAGACTAGCTGCGTGTTGTGCGACGGCATCGGCGCTTCGCCGTCCGCGTTCGTTGCTCCAATGGCCTCGAAAGGCACGGAATCAAGGCCGATGAGCAGCGTCTTCCACGCCTGCCCTGAGAGCTTATCAACGGAGTGATCCAATTTGATCTCAATGCCCAAAACGGAAAGAGCCGCTCCGAGTTCTACGTTTGTGGTTCGCGTATAAGCCGGAGCGGCTCGATTGATCTTCATGCTGGGGCTGGAGAAGCGGGTTACGCGGTGATGACGAACGGAGCGTGCGTGATGTTCATGCTCGTCTTGAGGTCTTCTTCAAGGCTCAAGGTTTCTTCAGTGTCGTCCAGCATCATCGTGCCGACTGCGGGGTCCATACCGCGACGGGAGGCCGCGAAGTTGACCAAAGCAGTGACGCGAGTGCCGGGATGCTGATCTGCCAAGCCAGCCTGCGTGATGATGAACGCGGTCAGGCTGATGGAAACCATCGGGTTGAAATACTCGCGGCGGCGAATGTTGCCGTGACGGTTTTTACGGTCACGAGTCTCACGCGAGGTCTTCGCCTTGAACTCCTCAACGTCGAGATTCTCCTCGTCTTGGAGATCGTTCAGCGAGTCGGCTGATCCGTGGATGTGAACTGCTGCGGGTGCTGCCATAGTGGTAGGAAGTCAGAGGTTGAAAGGGTGATTAGGAAGCCGCGCCGGAGACGTGGCCGGGTGCTCTGAAAAAGATGGTCGTTCCAGACTTCACGACGCCAATGACGGTCAAATACCAGCCCGTAGTCAGGTCGGCACTTGGAGCAATGCCGCCAGCGGTAGCGGACGAAATGAGAATCTGGTTCGCCGTCAAACCGGAGGCAGCGATGACGAGAGCGGGATCATAAACGACGTAGGCGATCACCTGCCCGGCGGATGCCGAGTTGACCGCGATTCCGTCGATAACGCGGAGGGCTGCGGCTCCATTGGCGTCGGAGAGCTTGGCCTTGCCGATGCCCTGAGCGTCAGTATCAGCGGTGTCGAGGTAAACAAGCTGTCCAGCGGTCACGGTTGCGCCTGCCGTTGCGTAACGAATAACGGCGCTCGAGCTTGGAACCACGTTGGCGGCGGTGATTGAGATGTCGGCAGCTTGGGAGAGCGCGGAGACGGCGAGAAAGAGGGAGAGGAGGAATCGCTTCATATCGTTTCGGGAGGTGTGTCAAATTTAAGCGAGTGCTTCGGGCGCGAGTTCATCGGTTCGAACATTCACGATCACTTCCGTCTTGCGTCCGCGCCTGTCTCCTTCGATGCCCATGCTGGCGACTTCGGGCGCGATGCGATACTTCGTGATCCAAAAACCAGTGCGGACGGCGGTAGTCTGAGCCTGTAGCCACGCCTCAAAAGCTGCCGCATCGGCGAGGATATAGCGAATGCCAGCCGTCCAGGTGTTCTCCTCTGCCGTGGCCTGATCTTCGCCAGCGGTCTGAAGCTCCACGGAAATCGTCAGGCTCATGCGCTTCGGGTGCTTCGATTCGACAGAGGTCGTCACGAACACGATTCGAGGGAATAGCTGCTCGCCGATGTAAGGCGCAACGACGAAAGGAAGCGCCGTCGAATCAGGCAAGGATAAGTCCGTTCGCCGTGTGGTGGCGTAGTCGGACAAAAGCTGCGGGATGAGTGTTTCGGTGTTCGTCATATTTCGGAGAGCTTGTCAGTTAGGAAAGGCGGGCGCGGAGTTTCTTTTCGAGCCTAGATGCGATGTATGGAAGTTCACGCTCCATTGCGCTTAGCCGATAGCTGAGCACATAATCAAAGCGCCGTTGAACGCCATACGCGCCGGAGTTGATACCCAAAGTAACGCTCTTTTTCTGCCCGCTTTTCCGCCGCTTCACATAGCCTAGACGTGACTTTTGCTTCATTACCCATGCCGGGATGCCTCGCAGGTTTCCGAATTGACCGCCAACGGCTACCGGAATGCTTGATGCAAGATAGCCGACTCGGCTTTGCTTTTTGCGAATGTAGGAATTGAGCTTTCCTTCGTTGGCGATGACCTGCGCGACGTGGCGACTTTTGGGAACTGCGCCCGTGTTTTTGCCTCGCGCTTTTTCGTGCAAGGTCACGTCTGGCGCTGATACCACAGCGGCACCTCTGAGCCTCACGTTTGAGCTATATTTGCTGAGCACGGCTTGAGCTTTGACGAACTCGCGGCGCTTCAAGTGACGCCAGAAAACCTCCGCCATGATCGGTGACTTAGCCGCGATCATCTTGAATGCGTAGCTTGCCGATGCAAAAACTCGTTTGATGTCGCCTTTAATCTTGGCCTGCCCGTGCGTTTGAGCGGCCTTTCCTTCAACGCCTTTGTGAAACGGTGGCGTGACTTGCACAAGGCCGGGAACCTTGCCAGACGAGGAAATCAGAACGCGGACGTTATTGGTCAGGAACGCATCCATCTCCGCCTCAGTCTCACGCGGAAACTCGCGGATGATGCGCTGCAAACGCTCCGTCCTGATCTTTCCCATGATCATCGTGCGATCTTCAGTCCAAGGGTTACAGAGCTACTATCCACAGAAACGCGGGCGGTCTTATAGCTCACGGCGTCGATGATGATTGTCTTATTTCGGAACGTGCTCTGAAGCGGTTTGGCGAGCATCCTGAATTGAGCCTTGGAGCAGACCAACGTGGCGTTGTAGCTGGCGAGTAGTCCATCCATCTCGATCTCCTGCTCGCCTTCGTATTCGTTCAAGACGCCGGAGTAACTCTTTCCGTCCATCGTCCACGTCGTTAGCCCGAATACATCTTCGGCCTCGTTCATGCCGAAATCCGCAAAGTCTGAAAAATCACTCATGCTTTGCGCGAAGTGTCACGCCACAAAAAAGAGCGGCCCCTTTCGAGGCCGCTGTCCCATGCAACAAACTGGACACCACATCCAGAAATGAATTAGCCGAGAAGAATCGCAGCGTGAGCTTTCTTGAGGACACTGAAGCCCCAGAGAGCATGAATGCGATAGAGCACCATGCCGTCGCCGGGATAAACACGAAGGTCGAAGCTGATACCAGTGCGAGGATCGGTGATCACTTCGTTGTCGATGGCGAGGTCGCCTTCAGTCGGGAACATTGGCAGGCGAGTGCAGAGAACCGTGGAGTCGCTGGTGAAGGCGAGGTTGCGGGCGCTGGTTGCGTTCACCGTCACGGCGTCATTGTTTGCCACGGCAGCGACAAGGCCGGGAGCGGCGATGGTCACGACGTTGGCGGCGAGAGCGGAGGCCACGACATATTTGTGATTGCCGATGGTGATGATGTCGCCAGCCAGAATGGTTCCGGTGCCGGTGTCGAGCGTCAGGGCGGTAGAGCCCACGGCATAACCGCCAGCCTCGTTAATGAGGTAGCTCGCGCCAGTGCCAGCGGTTGCGCCGTTGATCTGAGCGGACTCACGAACGCTGAACCCGTGCAGGTTGAGCAGTTCGCCATCGCGGAGAGTCATGCTGTTTCCGGCTTCGTTGGCTTTCGTGAGTTGGCCGAGAGTGCGGAGAGCAGCGCCAGCGGCGGTATTGATCACGAGCGAGCGGCCTGAACTTGGAGCGCCGTTGTCATCGAGAATCTTGCGCACCTGGGCAGAGTCGCCAAGGGTGGAGGCGAAGGGAGTTGTGCCTGCGGTGCCGTAAGCACGGGATGCGCCAGCGGCGATGGCGTCGCAAAGGTCGTTCTCCATCTCATTGACGAGAACGCGGAAAGCCTGAGCGATCTGGCCTTGCTTGATGGTCAGGAAGCCAGGACCTGCGTCCATGCTGCCGACTTCTTCGCCAGTCCAAGAGAACCCGGCATACTTGTTTTTGCTGAGCGTGACGGTGGCGTTGGCAATGGTCTGATCAATCGCGGAAGGCACAGCCATAGCAGGCGTGAACGTCGCGGTTGTATTGACCGGAGTCTGCGGAACGCGCAGGGTTTGATTCGTGGCAAGTCGGTCTGCCTTCGGGTCGCGGGAGACGCCGGGAATGCAGCCGACGAGTTCGCGAGAAACCACGTCAAGCGCGGCATAAACGTCAGGAATGAGATTTGAGAGGGTATTAGCCATATTGGTTTTCTAGGTGAGAGTGTTGGGAGTGATTGGTTAGTCGGTGACTTTTCCGCCAGCAGCGCAGAACTCGCGCTTTTCGCCAGCCTTGAGTTTGCGGAACTCGGCGCGGGTAAGTTCCTTTGGCTCGCCGGTGCGGGCTTGAGGATCACGGGCAACGGGATCTGCACCAGCTCCAGCGAGGCGGGCGGTAACTTCAGTATTCACCGCAGCTTCAAAGTCAGCGGCGGCCTGCACGGATGCAGCTTCAAGGCTGGCAATCGTGGCAGCGTGTGCCGTTACTTGAGCTTCAGCGGTGGCGAGATTGGCAGAGGTTGCCTCAAAATCAGCGCGGAGAGAGGCGAGAGCGTCGGCAGACTCGGCAAGCTGGGACTCAAGATTCCCGACTTTGGTCTGAAGGTCTGCAATTTTAGTGGACGTGAACATAGGATTAATTTGTTTCGATGGTGTCAAAATTAGAGCAGGCGCGAAACGTATTCGTCGAGGGTCTCAATGGTTAGGCTGTCAACGAGTCCGAGCTTTTCGGCTTCCTCGGCTGGCATCCATTGGCCTTCCATCGCGTCATCCTCAACGTCGCGGTTGGTGCGGACGGCGGCGCGGAATTGAGCGTGCATCGAATCAACGGAGGCTTGGAGCTTGGCTTTTTCTTCGTCAGTGAGCGGACGCCACGGAGAGCCTGTGTCCTTCCACTTGCCAGCCTTGATCATTTGCATCGAAAGTCCTTCGATCTCTGCCCATTTCGAGGCGTCCAGCATGGCGATATAGACGCCGATGCTGCCAACGATGGCCGATGGAGCGGCGGCGATCACGTCAGCGGCGGAGGCGATGTAATAGCCCGCAGAGCAGCAAAGACAGTTGACGTAGGCGTGAATTTCCTTGGTTTCGGCAAGTTCACGAACGCGGGTGAAGGTTTCGTGAACACCCACAACGGAGCCGCCGGGTGAATTGATGTCGAGCACGACTTTGGAGATGCTGGCGTCACCTGCCACGCGGGAAAGCGCGGCATCAACGTCGGCAAGGTCAACGCCGCCGTAGCAGTCGAGGTCAAACATCGAAACGCGCTTGTCGATCACTCCGTCGATGTGAATAACTGCCACGTCTCCGAACTTCTCGAAGACGCGCCCACGCCGGTAGGTGGCCTCGCGTTCATCCATCGCCTTTGGTTCAGGATGTCCGATGGCTTGACCGCCGATAATCATCGGGCCGGGAGCGCCAGTCAGTCCCATGTGCTGCAAAAGGTGCTGCTCGAAGGCGTTTCGCTCAATCGGACGGAGCATCAGCGCCGAACAAAAGAGCTTCGAGAAAAGGTGAGGGTAAGTTTTCATTCCTGGGACTGCATATTGAGTTGGTTGATCACGCCGGGCGTAGGCTCATAGAGCATATTGAAGTCAACGCCTTCGGCTTCGCACTTCGCTTTGGTGCGGGCGAGGAATCGGATTTGATCGGACATCTCGGCATCGGCGTCGAGTCCCTGCTCTTCGAGAAAGCGAGGAATGGACATGCCGCAGTTGCGCGTGAGCGTCTTGAAGGCGTTCGCCATCCTGCCCACGTCCACGGTGATCTTGCGAGGGCCACGGAAAAGGATCTTATCAAACCAAAACGGGTCTTTTGGTTGCGCGATGCGGCCTGATTTGATGGATGTCGCCACCTTCCAGATGATCTCACGGCGGACAAATTGCCACGTCACGAGGTCGCCAAGCTGATCAAAGGCAGACTGCGCATCTTCAGCGTCGTAACGAACGGAAGTGCCTCCGCCTTCAGTCATTGACCACATGACGGAAAAAGGCAGGTCATAGCCAAGGCACATTTGCTGGAAAAGCAGTTTAATGAACTCCAGCACGTTCTGCCCTGGGTGATTACTCGTCAAAAGCTGCAATTCTCCATGCTCGCCGAGGTAGTTCACCATTGAACCGAATACCTTTTCGAGAGGCTGTGTGTTCGTTGGATCGGTGGCATTGCCGGTCTCGATCTTGTTAAACGCGCCCTTCTTCCCACGCTTGCCAGTGCCTTTCACAGCGACGGCAAGGGCCGAATGCAGCTTCGCGGTGCCGGTGACGAGCGCGTTGAGGTCGAGGGCGTCGATGCCCTGATTCAAGCCAGAGTAACCCCAAGGCATCCCACGATGTCCACGGGCGCGGCGGCGTTTGAAGAGGTGAATAACGTCCTGTTTGGCGATGAGTCGGAAGGCTTCGTTGCCCGTTTTGGGCAGGGATCGGACCGAATAGGCCAGCGGGCGCTCGAACTCGTTCACTTTCACGCCATCGTCCCACATCGCGGGTGAATCACCCTTGCCGAGCGGTGGCGTTTCGATCTCGAACACGTCGAGAGGCTGAATCATCGGCCATCCCGACTCTCCTTTGACCATGACGGCGTTGTATTCGCCGTCCAAGATGATCGTTTCGGCGGCGAGGCGCTTCGATTCCCAGCCGTCAACACTGCCGTCGATGCTGTAGGCGTCTTTGTTGTTCCACCACGTTTCGACATCGCGGCGGGCTGCGTCGTTAAACGCCTGATCTTCCGTCTCGAATCGAAAATGGATGCCGGTGCCGATGGCCTGCCGGGCGAATTTGCTTTTGATGCGGGTTAAGAATGCGCAGTTAGCTTCGAGTGCGCGGTGCTTTTTGATCACTTCGCGCCGAGTCCACGGCGTTAGCTCCCTGCGGCTGTTCGTCGGGAACGCTATGAAGCTGCGCCGTGTTGGCGAATCGGTGGTGGCGTCGTATGCGGCTGCGCCCATGCCTGCGGTAATATCACTCATGGCTGGAATCCTCGGAAATCAGGGCGGGTTGCCGAAACGGTGCCGTCATCATCGCCGTCTGTGCTGGCATACATCGTCAGAGCGCGGCGGCAGCAATTCATAACCTCCAAAGCTGAGAATTGAACGTTCCGCTGGAAGCTCTTGCCGTTCAGAGACGAGCTGGTGAGGTGTCCAATGGTTCCCTTGCCGCTGAGAATGGAAGCCCTCGCGTCCTTCATCAGTTTATCGCACAGAGCCGTGGAAGCATCGGCCTCCATTTCTGTGACAAGGATGTTTACAAAGTCGTCGGCGGTCATTTACGAGGCGGAACCTGTCAAAGGTTGCAAAATCTCACATGTGAGAGATTAGGTTTTCCCGCTAACTGAAAGACGAAAGTAAATTTCTGCTTGCAGTTAGCCTAAACTGCCGCCAGTGTCAAATTACAAATAGGTTGACACTCTGGCAGGAACCATCGCCCTTCTAAAGCGACTTCCTCACGGGAACACCGCAACAAAGCCGATCATCTGCCAGAGGTCGGCTTTTTTGTTGGTTACTTGCCCACCGTCCATCAAACAGGGCAGCGAAGCGGAGACGCCAGCAGCGCGCAAATGCAGGAGGTGAGAACTCCAGTGCCATCCACCGCGCCAATCGTGGATTACTCGCAGGGAGCGGCAAGTGCTGTGCTGGCGCGAGGATAAACAAAGCTGGCAGGGTTCCTATTTGCTGGGGAGGAGGGAGGGGTTTGGATTGAGATGAGGATTTACTCTTCAACGGCTGGCGCATTCTTCGAAAGCCACTCCTCGCGGATCGTCTCCAAGAACTTCGTTTCAATGATGCCGCTCATTACTTGGTGCATCTTTTCAGTATCGGCGAGATGGTTGTCGCCAGTGCAAACCCAGACGAGTTTCGTTGTGCCATCGGGCATCATCTTTTCTTCCGTGTGCTCATTGCACATCTGATCTCGGTAATCGTTGCCAACGTTACGAGGTAGCCACCAGAGCGTTTTATGCTCCTTAATGCACCCGTAATAGAACTGTTGTTTCGCGCCCTCATCGTAATACCAGACAAGGTCTTGCTGATCATCATCCACGGGCGACATTCGGACATCATTTCCGCGAAGCTGAGCCCACCCGCCCCCTTTCGATGGGCTGAAGACATCGGCGTTTTTCCGCGTGAACTCATAGACCTTTTTATTGATCTGAGATTCAAAGCCGGAGTCAATGAGGCCAGCATAAACGCTGTATTTCTCGCCCGCGAAAAAGTAACCGTTCTGTTCTCCGTGGCTGTCTGGTTTGATACCTGCCAGTTCTTCGATCTGATCCCACGAAACGGCGCTGCCGTAGTCCACAAGGGAGGACCACACGGGGCACTCAGGCTGATCAAAGGCCAGCCCCCAGGCTCGAATACTCCACCAAAAGCACGCGCCCTGAACGTCAACGCACATGGTCAGAATCTCCGGCTTGCGCGGGATTTCCTTGATCAGGTATTCAGGCGAGCGGGCAATCGCTGAATCAAGATCGGTTTGCTTAACGTCCGTGGCCTTGCGGATGAACGGCAAGCCCAGGGTCGAGTTGTAAAAGTTATGCATCCGCGAGACGTTCCCACGGGCTAGGAGAAACTCTTTCGCGATGATCCCCCAGCCTTCAAACGGCGAGAGAGCCGCCCACACATGGAAGCTGGCGTGATCCACTGCCGCCTTTGGGTTATGGCTGCGAAGCTCGTAACGGCGAAGCATCCACGATTGATGGCTCTGATCGATCTCGGCAAGGCAGGAGCCGCATTCGTAAACGGTGCCACGTTCCACGGCTTCGAGGTCATAGCTGCCGCCCGGCGTCTTGCACGACTCGAACTTGAAGCGCCCGGTCTTTTCCACATGCTTTTCACCTTCCGCCAGTGGCTTTCCGTCGGGGCCGAATGGAACCTCCTTTTCTTCGCTGAAAAAGGTCATGCGCTGCATTGTTTTACAATGCGGGCAGGGCAAATAAACGTGCGTCTGGGAACCTGCTTTGAACCTCGTCCACGTCCGCGCCCATTCAGTCGTAGGCGTTGAGTTCTCCACGATCTTCCGCGTGAAGCGAAACTGTTTCGAGCGGGCAATGGCAAGGTCTTGCGTGTTCGCCTCTCCGTCCGTCGTGTGCTTCACTTTGTCGGACTCGTTGAGCACGATCAACTCAGCTTGAAACCCGGCAAGCTCCGCCGCACTCCCGCCGCCCACGACGCGAAACACCATGCCCACAAAGTGCATCAAGAGCGTGATCCAATGTGTGCGGTCGATAATGGCCTTCTCGGCACAAGGCACGCACTCCATGATGTGAGGCTGAAGTTCTGTCCGGCTGAACTGCATGGCCGTCTTGCGCGTCGGGTCCACCCAAAGAATCGGGCCGGGCCAAACGGCGATTTTGTGAAGCACGACGGCGATGGAAAACAGTGTCTTGCCGCATCGAGCAGAACAGCAAAGCGTGATGTGATGCGTTTTTTTCTGCCAGTAGATGTCGTAAATCCCACGCCAAAAGGGCATGAGGGATGTGTCGAGCGGACCTGGATTCAGCGAGCCGATGATCTGCGGGATCACCACGTTCTTATCAATCCATTCCCAGACTCGCTGCACGGGCCGGACCTGCATCGTCGATTTGATCACCTTGCGGGCAATCGTCGCGAAGCTGGCGAGGTGCGAAGGGTCAATGTCAGTCTTCACCTGCGCGACCTCCCTCGTTTCTTCGCCTGTTTCGTTGCTCGTTTCGTGATGCTCAAAGGCTCGTCATCAAGGTCGGAGTCGTCGTCATCTTCCTCGTCTTCAACCGGTGGCGCCGTGGGGCCATCCTCCGCGAAGAACTCGCATCGCTCCAAGGTTCGGAGCACGGTATCAACCGCGCCCTGCACGATCTCTTCCGCCTCGTGGAAGTCAGTGAGGTGCAGCATCTTCTGCGCGAGCGAGCCGGGCAGGTTATTGAGCGCCTGCCGGGCCGCGCCCATGATCACTGAGATTCCAGCTTCTACTGCGTTTGCGTCCACTAGCTTCCCCAGAATCTTCATCGTTTCGATTTCGAGCTTCTGGCATTTGAGCTGAAGTTCACGGGCTTTCCAGTCGGCAACGGTCACGGGTTTGTCTTCGTCTGCGCCCTCTGGGTCAGTCTTGGCAATCGCGTTGTCAGTGAAAAATTTCATCCACTCCGCGACATTGTGCCGCCCGTCCGCCCTCGGTGACGGGTAGTCCGCCCGATCCCTTTGGATGCGCTGAATCGTCTTCCTAGAGCAGCCAAGATGCCGGGAAAGCTCGTCATAAGTCCGCACGAATCGCACGTTTGTCGGCAGTTCATGGGAGGTGGCTTCTGTCATGGGACGGCTTTTTTATGCTAATATGCAAATTTACGCATGGAGACGTTAAAACCGCTTAGGCGGGGTGATGTCTAAAAGAATACTTATAGGGGGCATACCTATATCAACAATGCTTGATGGTCGATGATGGCGTCACTCTTGGCTAGATTATCATCGGCCCACAATGGTTGAAGGTTGGTGTATCGCATGGCAAGACGGATGTGATCTTGGTTCGTGAGGTCGAACTTAGCGAGAGGCATGATGTGATCTATGTGCCATTCCTTCCCGTGATTCTCCCATGTCATACCGGGTTTGAATTGAGCTTCGATGTGAGCCTTCAACTCAGATACAGTGCATCCAATGTAGTTGATAGTTCTGTCTGATTTGATTCCTCCAGCCTTTTTCACGCGGTTAATTGCCGATCTCGCAGACTCGTGAAGCCTTGCTTTTATCCTGCGAAACTCGATCATCTTAGGATCGTCTGAATTGAATTGAAGTCGTGCACTGTTGCTTTGTCTCTTTCTATTTTCTGGCGATCTGAGCCGCTCAATCTTGGCGCATCCACATGATATATAACCACCGGCAAGAAGGTGCTTCCCTGATACTGCCTTCGTTGTGCCACAACTACAAACGCAGCGCCAAAACGTGTATCTCTTTGGACCTTGCTTCAACGGCCTCACTCCATCATGAGCAATGACGGTAAGCCTGCCAAACGTCTGGCCGATAAGTGATGGTGCTGGTTTCATAGCCTCTTGAACACCTCCACAACGGGCGCTAGGCGCTGTTTGAGCGTGTTTCGTTCGCTCTCTGACATCTTGCCCACATCGAGAATTGCGAGGCTAGAAACGAGCCGTGCGAGGTGGGTGATGTAGCTGCTTTTGACGCTGGCCTTTGTGCCTGTGCTGTCTGCTTCGGGCAGGAGTTGCGCGAGTTGGTAGGCATGACGAAGGCCGCGTGCTGAGTCTAGGTCGAGCTTCCCCTCGCGTGATAGTTGAGCGAGTTGCATCCATCGGCAGCGAGTAGCACGGGTGAGGGCAGGGATATGATTGTCCACCCAGGTTTCCCATTGACCTCGTGGAATCGTCGTCTTCCACCTGAGCAGACAGAGCCCGGCTTCGACGCACTTCCTCAGGCGTTCTGCGCTCATTGAGGCCGCACTGGTGCCGACAGCGTTGGCCTCGCTGACGAGTTGTAGCAGTTGGTCTAGCTCGTCTTGAGAGGGTTGATAGTCAGTTTGTGCCATTGTTTATGATGCCCGGTTGAATGTGTCTTTGATCACGTTTTGGAATGCCCACTCGGTTCTGGCGGGTCGTGAGCTTTTGCCTGTCCTGCCTGCCCGGTAGCTTTCCACGGCTTCAGCGGACTTCATTCCTGGCGCTGGAATGCCAGCAAGATAAACGTGCTTCAGGTGGACACAGTAGCGGCTGACGGTCGCCTTGGTCACGCTGTGATCATTGGCGATCTCAGTCTCGTTCTTCGCGATCTGAACGCCGAGGCCGAACACGAAATCCACGCAGCACGCCATCAGTCGCGGCTGTGGAGCATCTACGATCTCGCCTACTAATCGCGCCAGCGTCTCCTTTCCTGTGAGCCGGTTCACGTCCACCAGAGCGGCAAGCCGGTTCTCTGTCAGTAAGTCATTCACCACTCCAGCGATGAGCTTCACAAGCCTCGCGTCCACCGTCTTCATTCGCCTCGCCAGCAGTTCGCGGAGATGATCTTCGATGGAGTCACAGGCCGCTGAGGGATCAACCTCGTATGAGGCTTCGACATATTCGGAAGGGTCGCGAAGCATTGGGTTGATCTTGGGTTTGTCGAATGTCAGCGGATTATCCGTGAATGCAAGATTTTACCTTGATTATGAAAAATGTGTCAAGCTTATTCGTCCATAGGCACAAAAAAGCCCGCCCCTTGTGAGGACGGGCTAATTCGAGGCCGGTTTACTCCGCCACGTTGGGCAGGTAATCCACAACGCGCATGGCCTGCGTAGTGACGATGGTGCTCGTAGCATGTGCTTCACGGAAGCCCATCTTTGCGCGCCATGAGGTGCGATTATCCACCACTCGGCAGGTGATGGCTTTAACGCGCTCCTCACGATGGGCGCGGTTGATCATCTCCGCCTTTTCCGATTCGAGCGCATGGATGCGGGCGAGCAGTTCGGCGGTGGTCTTAATTGCCTCCAGCTTTGCCGCTTCCCGCGCTTTGGCGGAAGGTGGCAAGATGAAGACTGCGGGCTCTGACTGCGGACGCGGAGAACGCAGGCTTTGAGCTGTTAGCGCGGCGGATGACAAGTCATGGCGTCGCACGAGGTTAGCGGGTGTTCGTGTTTTCATTGGTGTTCGTTGCTTGGGTTTCTGCCGCTGTCGGCAAAATCTGTGACGGCTAGGATGAGAGCGGCCCTTGCCCACTTTGACCACGAGACGGAGCCTCTGGCCTTGTCTTGAGCGTCAATCTCGGCGCTGGTGAATCGAATGCACTTTATGATGCTTTTGACCTTTTCGGGCGCTTTGGCGGCGTTGCGCTTGCCGGTGTTTCCGTGCTGTTTCATGGTTGCAGTGCTGCCAGTTTTGCGGGTTATTTCCAACCGTGCATCACAGCCTCGGCATTTTCGATGTCTTTGCGATCCACTGCTTTGCCGTCACGATCAGTGATGCTATATGTGGTGTAGCTATTTGGGCTGCGCTTCCTGATTGCTTTGGAGTGCTTGATGCGGGCAGCAACGGCGGCGGCAATCGTGCGGTGACGGCTAATGATGGAACTGCTGAATGTGTTTGTGAGTGTGATCATATTGTTGTGGTGTTCGTTGTTGCTGAACACCTCCACACTGCCAGAATTAAAACGCAATGCAAATTAAAAGTGCATTTATTTTAATCGGGTTATTTTGAGCCAAACTTTATGGAGATTCTGTCAAGACAATTCATCTGGCGGCATCTCCTTGAATGTGAACGTCGGGCCTGAGAATGCCAGTGGCAGAATCCAGTGGCGTTTCCCTCCACGGTTCTTTTCGCACCATAGCTTGCGCTGCGTGTCGTCGGTTCCTCCTTCGACTTCAACTTTCGAGATAATGAAAACGCCGTCCGCATCCTGTCCGATGGCGCGAGATTCGCGGAGCTTGCCAGAGTCGTTTAGCTGCGAGGCTGTAAGAATGTGAGTTCCTGTGCGCTTTGCCACGTTCTTCATGCGGCGGGAGATTCGAGCAATAATTTCCTCTCGCGTGGCACCTTTGCGGCCCTCGTCCTCCATAAGTTGCAGGTAATCGACAACGGCCACGTCATACCCTCCGTGTTCGATGTCGGCTAGGATGTCCGACGCCGTAGCGTTGTCGGTGTTCACAAGATCGCATCCCAGCTCCGAGAGTTGGCGAATGGATCGTGAGAGCATTTCTTGCTGACTGCGGCTCATAAGGCCGTTGTAAAGCGCTCCGTTCTCAACTCCGCTATCTTCGCACAAAAGCCTCATTGTCTGCTCCGTGGTGGGCATTTCCAGCGAATACCATGCCACGCGAGCCCCTGCCCTGAGTGCGTTTCGAGCGCAGTTTTGCATGATGGCGCTTTTCCCGTCCGATGGCAGTCCAGCGAATACGGTCACTCTGCCTTTTTGGAGTCCTCCGCATTTATCATCAATGGATGGAAAGCCAGTCGTGAATCCTGGAATTGCGCCCCCTCGCTTCATTCGTTCCTCGATCTCGTCCATTGTCTCGCAGATGGCATCCTTGATCGTGATTCGTGAGAGCTTGCGCACGATAGCGTTGTCCACGGCATCCAGAGCGGCCTGTGCCTTTTCGATGGCATTGGCTACCGGAATGGCCTCGTCTTGGAATGCTTCGAGCGCCAGCGTGTGAGCTTCAATGTTCCTGCGGGCGAGGTATTTGTCGGCGACGATGCGCTTGTATTCGAGGTAATGGGCAGGGCCGGGAATGTAGCCGAAAAGCTCCATGATGTAAGCAGGCCCGCCGATGGCATCCAGTTCGCCCTTGTTTCGGAAGTGCTGAGTCAGTAGTGGCGGGTCGATTGGCGTCCCGGCGTCGTAAAGCGAGACGAGGGCGGTAAAGATTCGCCTGTGAGCTTCGGAGTGGAAGGCGGAGACGTTCAAGGTGTTCCTCGCTTCACCGATGCGGTTCACGGGGTCTTGAAGGAAGCAGGAGAGCAGGGAGCTTTCGGCCTCGTGGGAGTGTGGGAGGGTCATAAAAACGAGTGTCCTTTCGGCCAAGGTCCGGAATGCCCAAGTGAAGAGCCGTAAACGTGGGCGGCTGGTTTAGGTTTGATCGTGAGAGGCTTTTCAACCTTCGAAAGCCAGTTCTCAAAAAAGCGTCTGGTATTCTGGCGGTTGTTTTTCAGGCACCATTCATGCGCTCGTCTAAATTCGGAGTCGATGTTTTTACCTTCGTGGTCTGGATTAGTTTTGAGTGATGCTATCCATTCGTCGTCTGGGATTTCGGAAGGTTTGAGGATCTTTTCGGATTTCGGTTTTTTCGGCACCTTTTCCGTTTCCGTTTCCTCTTCCTTTTCCTTTTCCTTTTCTTGTAGGGTATGGATACCCTTTGGATACCCTTTCAATCCATGTTTTTCCAAACTTGAGAAGATAGGATTGTGAGCCTTACAATCGGGAGACAAGTTGCCGTATTGGAACTCAATAAACTTGGGAATAAAGAACTTCCCACATGGTAATTTGATCACCCTTTGACCAAACTCCGAAAGGGTATCTATAGGGTATTGATACCCTACCTGAAACGATGCCAGTTCAATATCAAGGTCGATCACTCCGGCGTTGTCGCAGCTATCCAAAAGCCACGCCCAAAGCAGTTTCATTTCTGGCTTCAGTCTTCTGAACCACGGATCTTCCCACTTGTTCGTTTCGGTGAATCTTTTAATACTCGTTACCTCCTAATGAATTTTTCTTTTTGAGATTTAGACGCGCCGGAATGGCTCGCAGATTCCAAGGGACATGAAGCCCGCAACTGCCAACCGCGTTTAACGGGTGAATATGATCCACATGATGATGAATGCCGGTGCATTTAGATAAGCGGTTGCTCATTTGATAAATAGTCTTGATCAGGAGCCGATCGCGCTTGGTCAGCCATATTGGAGTCGCGTGACGCTTCATCTCTTCCCGGCTATCATTGTGCTGATAAACCAAACCCCTGTTCTTATAACGCCACTCCTTGAGTGCGTTTTTGTGATTTGCACGATAAGCGGCTCCAAACATGCGCTTACTTTGCGGGTTGCGTTGCTGCCACTCAATAACAGAACGTATGCGCTTTTCTTTTGTGTGGGCATAATATGCACGCCCATCTAATTTGACCTTTTCACGATTATCAGCCCTCCACGCGCTGAGTTTTTTGGACAATTTAAGTCTATTGGCTTTAGCCCAATCCGATACAGCTTTGCGAGCGCACGGACGACACTTTGAGGTCACGCCAAATCTGCCCAATTTCTGAGGTGCGAAATCTGACACAGGCTTATCTAGTCTACACTTTGTGCAGCATTTGGTCTGTAAATGGGTTTGATTCATAAACAAAAGGTGCCCCCAGGACCGCGAGGCTGGAAACCGTATCGCTGCGGTGTTCCTCACGGGCTGGGGGCGTTTTATTACTTTGGTTCATGATGCGATAGCCGTTTCCAGTCGGCTTTGCCTCTCGGCAATTCGAGTCTATTTACCCTCTGCGGGAAGGCAAACGGAACCGTTGAGTTTGTGCGGCTTGTCTTTGCAGCGTGGGCAGGTTTCGACTCTGCCGGTGCCGGAGTTGACAAGAATGCGCCCTTTACCGAGGCAGCGCGGGCATGTCTTTTGAGGAATGCTCATGTTGGTGAATCAGGAAGAAAAACAAGCATCACGCGGGAGCAAAGTCGCTTTCCTTCCGGCATTTCATCAGCCTGAATTGTGATGGACTTATCACGGTAATCAAAGGCAATGAGCTTGCCAGCTATCGAGTTTTCCAAAAGAAGCGGGTGGAGTTGTTTGGGCTCAACTGGAGTATGTATGTCAGCCATGAGAATAGGAATAAGGTCGAGTGTGCTCACTTCTCAAAAGTGACCCCCCAAGGTTTCGCCAATCTGGTGAGCTTCTCGAAAGTGAAGCCGACGCGCTTGGCAGTGTTGTCGATCGACAGTCCGGAAGACCTGAAGAAGCGCCAGCGTTTGACGTGGCGTAGGACTTCGGACTTGGGCAGGGATTGGACGATGGTGCGGGTGATCATTTTTCGCGAGTTTTAGAATTGCCCATGAATCCAATGACAGGATATTCAGCGCGTGATTGCCGGTATTCCAGTTCAACGCGGAGTGAGCCGATGATGACGGCGCCAGCGCGGCAGATAGCCATGGCTTCCTCGGCGCTGATGCTTTTGTTTTCGAGCGCGTCAACGGTGCGCGCCATCTTCTCTCTGAGTTTTTCGATGTTGTTCATAATGTCTTTATGCTGGTGTTTAGTTTGCGGGATAGTCGGATGTGATGTCTTTTCAGTTCGATCAATTCTGGCGGGCATTCGCTGACCGGCATGTGCAGGTAGCGATTAGCCACGACGGAATCAGGCAACCTCTCAGTGTATCGTTTGCGCTGAGCTTTGAATGTTTCTGGGTTGCGCTTTGGTTTGCGAGTTTTGCGAGGATGATCTTTCGGCAGCGATGCCCAACGTTCACGTTCAGACTTGTTTTCAGCATCGCGGATGCCTACTTGTGCCCTGCGTTTCCGTTGAGCTTCCATGCGCGCTTCCCATTTTTCGGGATCACATTTTAGCTTTTGGTAGAAGCGTTTGTCTCGCTCGTTTTGCATGGTCAGAACGGGATTTCTTGATCATCTTCAGATTCCTGCTGAGGCTGCGCCCGTGGGATGTTCCGCGTGGTGCGTGCTGGGGCTTCGCTGCCGTGCATCTTTTGGCGGGCGTGATCTTCATTCGTCCACTCCTTACCGTTGCCGATAATGGGTAGCTTCAAGCCGTTCTGCCGCTCGTCCTTCGTGACCGGCTCTGCGATGAAATGTGAGTTGCCGTATTGATCCTCGCCATCACGGTTCGAGATGGCCTCAAGGTTAAGATACACCTTGCCGTTTTGATGCGGCTTGGCGCGAGATGCAGCGAGATCGATCACGATGCAATCTTTGCCGCTTTGGGATTTGAGACGTGTCGCTCCTTGGAGTTGGAGCAGGTTGATGCTGATGTTTAGTTTCTTCATGGTTCAGGATAGATGGTGATTTCGATTCGTGGGTTTCTTGCGTCTTTGAAGAACTCGGGCCGCTCTGGCCAAAGTGATTTGTCGTCGCGGATGACGCCGCTGTCGGCGATGCCATCCAAGCTCGACTTGAGCCGAGTGGTGAGGTTGTCAGGATCTGGGAATGCCATCGTTTTAAAGTAGGCTTTCAAGTCGTAGCGAGCTTTGACCCAGCCGGGGGGCGTGCGGCCTGCCAGAGCGGCAAGGGATGCGATTCTAGCCGTGCTGCGTGCTGCCCTCGCTAGCTTCTGCCTGACTGCCCAATGAATGCGGGAGTTGAGCGAGAGATTCGAGTCGGGCATCGGGAAGGTGATGGTGATGAAATCCATTAATCCATGTCCTCCTTTTCAGCGTTGGCAAAAAGCGGCATCTCATCTTGCTCGCGTTTCTGGCCTGCCATTTCCAGATTGCGCACAGCCTGCCGGAAGTATGTCGGCTTCAACTCAGCGCCGAGAGCCTTACGGCCCATCACAACGGCCTGATAAACTTCGCTGCCCACACCCATAAATGGCGTTAGCACGATCTCGCCGGGATTGCTGCGAAGCTCAATAGCACGGGCGATCACATCCAACTGGAGAGGGTGAACGTGTTTCTCATCGTCAGTATCGCGGGCCTCTTGGTATGGCAGGCAATTCGAGATACGAATGTCATGCCACGATGAAGAGGCGTAGCGCCTCCAACACCAATGAGAGTAACGGTTCAGCTTTTGGTCGCCTTCCATGCCGCGCAGATGATGAAGATCATGGGGAGGTTGATCTTCGCCAAAGTATTCGAATAATCCGCGCTCATGGCTCACGGGAACCTCATTTTGACCTTCCTTGCGGAACATGAGTAAGTAGTCAGCCCCAGCCACATCACACAAGGAAGCGTCAACGCAGACCGTCTTGTGAGCCAGTCCTTTTGCCATCGTGCGATTGCGAACGGCAAGCGGTTCCTTCCATATGTGATGCCGCGCCACATACTTGAAACCGAGACTTTCATGGAGGCGGATGATGTCGCCGGGAAAGTCTTTGAGGAAGTTACCAAGATTGCAAGAATCAGGAACGTCCATCGCGTGAACGGCCGTGCATCGGCCCGGCTTTGTGATGCGTGCGATTTGCTCCACAACGAGCCGGTAGTGATCCATAAACTCGTCATAGTTGCGCGAATTGGATAGGTCGCGAAGGTCGTTCGAGTAAGTGTAAAGGGCGCAGAACGGCGGCGAGTAAATCGAAAGATGAATTGACTCGTTGGGAAGGTCTTGCATGACAGCGATACAATCGCCTAAAAATAGAGAATACTTATCTGTCGTTATTTGTTCTTGGATCATAATTAATGTTTTTTCTTGTTAACTAACTTAAATTTTTCGAGTCTGCCGTCCTCGGTCATGTGGCATTTTCGGCAAAGGATAACTATATTAAAAGGACTGTTGTTTGATGTGTCCCCATCTCTGTGATGTCTTTCTGATTTTTTGTTTCCACAAATTGTGCAAGGTCCTATTTTTGGATACATTCTTTCAGCCCTTGTTCTGCCTCCTCTTACTGACACGTTTTCGCCTTTCCAATTTGGATGGCTTGACCCTGATTTAATGCGCTTTTTTATATGGTCAGCGCTTTGTTTATATCCGGGCTTTGCCCCCCTTGGCAAAAGGGGGACATGTATTCCGCAACGGCGCAAATACGATCTGCGGCTTGCTGTTAACTGTTGAGCTTCTTCTATTGTCATGGCTGTTTATTTTACAATAAAACGTTTAAGCGTCAATGTAAAACATTTATAACCAAGAAGGAATAACCACGTCGCGGGTATGCTGCCTCTCTGTGACGAGATGGTTTTCGCTGCCCATGTTACGAACGAGATTCGCAAACATGAGTTCAGCATTGTGAGACTTGCGCATGACGTTTTTTAGAACGCCCTGCTCGCCTTCGGAAGTGATAAGGTCAATCGTGACTGGATGCTTTTGACCAAAGCGCCAGCTACGGCGGATGGCTTGATAAAGCTGCTCGAAAGAGTGAGACGGGAAGAATGTTTGATGGTGGCAGTGTTGCCAGTTTAAACCGAACCCAGCGATGTCAGGCTTGGTGACGAGTTTGGTGAACTGTCCTTTGGCAAATCCCGTGAAGGCTTCCTCTTTAAACTCCATCGAATCGGATCCGCTAACTTGCACGGCCCCAGGAATCATTCGCGTAAGCTCGTCGCCCTCGTCATTCAACTGGCACCATGAAACCGTCGCGCCATCGTGCGCATTAGAAACTCTTGCCGCCTGCTCGCATCGCTTCTCAATCGTAACTCGGCGCTCCTTGCGCTGCTCTGATAGCCCTACCGCTGGCATCGTAAATAGAAAGCCTTCAAGCGGTGATTCATTAATCACAGTAGTCTCGCGAGTGATGAGTTCGGGAAGGTCAAACCCTTCATCTGAGAATCCAATGTCAGAAGGCTTGCGAACGGCTCGCGCCCATGAGCAAACCCAGCGAAAGAAATGCTCCTCGGCATGGCCTTTGAAGCGCCACACTCCGGCGCGAAACTCGTCTTTGCGGCTGTGAGTCTTGCGGTCCTGATCCTTCTTGAAAAAGGTTGTCAGCATGTCGTTGAATCCCATGTAACCAAGAGCCTCGGATGAAGTGCCAAGCTCAATCAAATCGTTTGGCGATGGCGTGGCTGTGCAAAGCAGGCGAAACGACATCTTACGCATAAAGTCTGTGACTTGAGCCTTAATGATGCCGTCGCAATTCTTGAGAATACTGGACTCGTCACACACAGCTCCGACGAAATCATTCGGGTTGAAGTGGTGAAGCCGCTCGTAATTTGTGACCACGACACGAGCACCAGCGGGAAACTTGCCATCGTTAGACCTCATGGCCTCAATTCCAAACTTCTCGGCCTCTTCCACCATTTGTGGAGATACCGCTAGCGGAGTCAGAGCCAGAACCGGACGGTTCATTTTGCGCACCACGTTTTCAGCGAACGTGAGTTGCATCAAAGATTTCCCAAGCCCGCAATCTGCAAACTTTGCGGCCCTGCCTTTTTTTACAGCCCAAGTAATGAGCGCCTTTTGGAAGTCGAATGCCTTATCCGGCATCCATAGCGGATCAAATCCAAGGTCGTCATAGGCATGACGTTTCCTTTCTAACAGTGTTTTCAAGTCCATCTTGGTCGTGTGGTGTTTTGTTCGTTATTCCAACTGTCCATCTCCGTCTTCAATCGAGTCGGCCCCGATTCGGACGGCGATGGTTTTCTTCTTGCCCTCAGTAATGCAGCCGTCAAGGACTGCATCGAGCTTATTATCAAGGGCGCGGCCTTTGAGTTTTAAGGCGCGGCGAAGCTCGCCTTTGAGTCCGGGAAGGCCCGTCGCCTTGCTGTCATCCTTACGCGCTGTGAGGCACGCGAGGAATTTATCGTGCGGCATCCCGTCTTGTTCAACACGCTGCCAGACTGTGCTCAGGTCTGTGATGGTTGCGCGGCCTTCGGTAGTGTCGGTGGTGAAGTGTGAAGCGTAGCGGCTTGGGTCTTTTAGAACCAAAGCCTGCACCCATGCCTTGCCTCTTTTCGCCTGCGTTATGACGTGCGAACAAAAGGCGTCAAACTCGGCTATGTCTTGAGGATTCATGGATTGAGCGAGCAAAGAATCAGTCGGCACTAGCTTTGTGTCTCGCGCCCTCTCCGCGTGTTTCTTCCATGCCCAGCATCCCGGCTGCGCTTTGCAGTAGGTGCACCACTTGCCAGCCCTGCGATCATCCGGCCCAGCTTCAATCTCGGCATCGAGAGCGGCGAGAAGCCACGACTCCGCGAGCTTTAAACCGTGCCCAGCAAAGTCTGCCGTTGTCGGCTTGCCTTTGAGCGGTTGAACCAAAGCGACGCGCACCGTTTCGAGCTTGTGCTTTTTCGCCACTAGGACGGCGAGGCTC